CCTCGGCCGGGATGACTTGCTCAGCCACGATGATCGAGCTGTCCTTGTCATCGATCTTGAGCTGGTTGAGCGGGGCCCGGCGCCACTCGTTGATCAAGCTGATCTGGCTGGCGTTGGGCGTAGGCTCGGTGTTGTTGGCGTCACCAACGCCCATCTGGGTGATTTTCCACGCGATGCCTAGGGCATCCGCGTTGGCCTGTTTCGCGGCCCCCACGTTCGTGAGGATGGCGTAGAACTGCGAGTTCTGGTCAACCATGTGCAATTTCCAATGTGTCGATGGTGTGTTCGCGACCGCCGCGGCCGATCGAGCCGGTCACCTCGAGGTCGCGCATGGCAGGTGGGTAAACGTCCAGCTCGTCGCCGTCGTACAGGCCGCCGGCGATGTAGAAGGCCCCGATCGTTTCAAGGCTGATGGCCAGGCCAGTCAGGTGGCGGCTTACCGGGCGGGCGTCATCGATGAGCCAGGTCAGCTCTTGATAGGTCTCTTCGCTGATCCCCTCGTCGGATACGCCCACCTTGATCGCGAAGGTTCCAGGCACGCCCTTGGGCTCTGTCTGCCACCACTCGATGACCTCGATCAGGTAGCCCAGCGGCTCCACGACCCGCCGCAGCGCGCCGATCGTGCCCTTGCGCGAATGGATGAAGAACGACGAGCGAATCGCGCCGCGCTTGGCCGCCTCAGGCCAGCGGCTGTCCCAGCGGTCCACCGAGAAGGCCCAGGCCAGGAAGGGGAGCAGAGCCACCGGGCATCGATCCGGGTTGATGAGGTCGCGGATTGGCACGGGTACCCGCTCGATCTGCGCGAGCGCCTCGGCAGCCTGGCGCTCCAGGTCCGTGGCATTACCAGGTAGCAGGTTCATGGCTCAGTGCCCTGGGTCAGGGTGATGCTGGTGCAGTAGGGCGCCTGGCTGAGCGTGGCGTTGATATCGGCCCAGCCTTGTAGCTCTACCTTACGCACGCCCTCAACGTGCAGGGCAGCATGGATGGCGGACTCCGACACCTGCATGCCCAGCCGGCGGCGCTGCGCCACGAAGGCCTGCAACTGCTGCTCGGCCGCCGCAAGGATGGGTTCAGCTTCGGGGCCCAGCGTCTTGAGGTACAGGCGGGCATTCACCTGGTACGGCAGGACCTGGGCGCCCTGGACCGTCAGGCGGTCGGCGACAGGTCGGCGATCCTCGTCACTGAGGTAGGCCCGGACAATATCGAGCAGCTCTGCGCTGGCGGTACCGTCGCCCAGGATTGATTGAATCGTGACCACGACCTCGGCAGGGAAGGGGCTATCAACTGTGGCGTCAGCTACCTGGCCATTTGCTGCCCGGGCGTGGAACACGTAGGAGTTGCGTGGGCCGGCGGTGCTCAGTCCCTCAAATGCCATCTGGGTCCGCTCGCGCAGAGAGTCGTATTCCTCCAAGACCTCTGGCACCGGTGGAATCGCCTGGGGCTGGGCCTCCTGGACAACCAGGCGCTTGACGTTGAAGTTAGCTGCGATCTGCTCCAGGTCGTTGCCGCCGGCCGAACTGAGCATCACGGCGAGTGCGGCCTCATTGACCCGCTGCCGCCAGATCAATTCGCGATAGGCATTCTCCTGCAGCAGCTTGGTGATGGGCTCGGATTCGAGCTCCAGCCGGCCAGCGATTTCAGCTTGCTGGTCCGCGGGCCACAGGGAAACGGCGTAGGCCTTGCGTTCGGCAAGGATCTGCTCGTAGTCGATCTGTTCAACGACTTGCGGCGCTGGGAGCTGACTGAGGTCGATCGGCAGGAACGTATTCATGCGGCGCCCCCGAATTGCAGCGGCATGCGCATGCTGAACGGCTCGTTGTTGTCGACTAGGGCCCCGGTGAGTTCCAGCTCAGCCCGACCACTCAGGCCGACAGTAGCCATTTGTACTTGGGATAGCCGGACGCGAGGCTCCCAGCGCATCAGGGCCATGGCGGTCGCAGCGTAAAGGCGCAGACGCGTAGCGTCGTTTTGGGGGTGGTCGATCAGCTCAGGCAGGAGGCTGCCATACTCCCGGCGCGCAATCCGCGTGCCCAGGCGGGTGGTGAGGATGTCTTCGATCGACTGCTTGATGTGCTCCATCGCAGTGATGGTCGACCCGTTCAGGCGGTTCATTTCACGGGTACTCCGGTGGTGCCCGGCCCCGACATGACGCCGCCGTGCTTGTGGGTCACCAGGCTGATGCCGGCCGCGACGACGTCGATGGAGACGGTCATCTTGCCGGTCTGGTTGTAGTCACCGATGTGGGTGATAGGACCCTCGATGTGGATCCCACCCTTGCTGATCAGGTTGGTGGTGCCCCCGGCAGGAAGCGTGGCATTCAGGCGGTGAGCCTCGCTGTCGTACTCGATGACGGCGCCGTCGGCATAGGTGCGACGGTGCAGGCCGGGGCGGTCGCCATTGGCCGGAATGAGGTCGCTGAAAAGCCCGGTGATGGCCACGCCATTGGCAAGCTGGCCGCTCGGCGAAAGGAGGATGACCTGCTCGTCGACGGTGGGTGGGTCCCACTCTCGATCGGCGCCGGCGCGGATGGTGAGCCACGGCAACCAGGTAGTCAGCAACTCGCCAGTGCGCACCCGTACGCGAGGCGGTTTGTGCTGCACCTCGGCAATGGTGCCAAAGCGGACGAGGTTTTCGATGAGTCGGGCAAGTTCGGCGAGGCTGTTCATGCCGGCGATGGTCGCGCCGCCTACGCGTGCGCGCATCACTGGGGCCTTGTATGGCGGGGCGCTACAGGGTCAGGTGGGCAAGCAAGGTGTCACGGACCTGATCGAGTTCGGCATCCGTGAGGCCGAGCAGCTCGCGCTGGTCGTACTGGACGGTCGGCGCGTTGCGGGCCGCTCGATCGCGCAGGCCTTCCTGGTGTACCCGTGCAATCCTGGCGATCCGGCCGGTGAAACCCACGGTGGCCGCCGAGGCGTCGCCACGGGCCTTCATGAAGGTCGCGGTTCGCAGCTTCTGGAACATCTTGACCTTGGCCCGGATCCGGCCTTGTTTCCCGCGCAGTTGTCGCGGTTTGCGGGGCGCATACGCCGAGCCATCCGGGTTCTGTTGCGCTGCAATGCGCTGGTTCTGGCTGCGCCTGAGTTGTTGGGCGATCGAGCGGGCCAGCTTGGAGCGTTCAGCTGGCTCGATGCGCTGTAGGAGCGGACTTACCCAGCCCTCCAGGGCTTCGAGATCAGCCATGGTCTGGCCGCCTTGGGTGCGGTACCGACAATGCCATGCCCTCCGGTGCCGGCGGCGGCTGCCAAGAGGCCAGCGGCTGGCCATCCGCGAAGATGGTCACCTCGCCGTAATCCTGGTACGGCTCGTACTGCGGTTCGCCCGGGTGGGTGACGTCATAGGAGCCGTCATCCATGCGTTTCACAACGACACGTTCGGTCAGCGGCAGGGTAATGCTCATGTCTACCTTGCTCCGGTCAATGAGGTCGACCTCGAACTTGACGCTGTTGGCGGCCTTTTCCAGGTTCACCAACAGTTCCGACTGGTTGACCCGTAGCCAGCCCAGAATCGGAAGCATCACGCTGTCGGGGTGGCCCGCGAAGTCGGTCAGGATGATCTGCAGCGTGTAGCTGTACTCGAACGACAGGGTCGGGGCCGCCGTGCAGCGCACCTTGCCGGCGTCGATAAACATCAGCAGCGCGTCTGGGTTCGGCTTGAGACCTGGGACGGCCGCGAGCAGGTGGTCGCGGAGGCTATTGGGCTTGTTCATGGTTCACCTGGTGCTGATAAACACGGTCGACTTGGGCGGCACACTCGGCCCAAGCCTGTTCAACAACGTCCTGGTCACTGAGAAGCTCCCCGTTGGCCTTCGGCGCTGTCGCCGGCAGGACGCACGGGACCACCACCGGACAGCCATTGACGGTAAGCGTCGGCGCCGGTGAGGGCGGGACGCTCCCGCAGCCGGCGAGCAGCATCAGGTAGAAGCTGGCGAGCCCAGTCCCGAAGTTGGTCATTTTCATGCTTGAGTGCCTCGATTGTGCGTTGACGGGTGGCCAAGCCCTGGCGCAGCTCGCCCTGGATCTTCAGGAGTTGGGCTTGGCCGTCGCGCTCGCGCTCCAGGGTGGATTTCAGTTCGGTGGAGGAGGCTAGGTTGCGGCGGGCATCGTCCTGGGCGGTTGTAAGCTGGCCTTCCAGATCCGTGGTCTTGGCCTTCTCAGTCCCGAGCAGGAGCTGTTGACCCCAACCCCACAGCCCGGCCGACACTGCGGCGAACAGAGCACCTGCCAGCAACCCGTCGCGCAGGTCCATCAGGCTGCCTCCTGCCCGCAGCCGCAGTCCTGGTGCCGCTCAAAGGCTCGCTGCAGCTTCACGTCGTACAGGTTCCGCTTGTAGTCCGGGCCGTTGTACAGCTCGGCCACCTTGGCCCACTTGAGCGACCTAAGGGCCTTGAGCAGGGTAGGGTCGGCCTCGATGTAGCGGATGAAGGCCTCAAGTTGGTCCGATTCGCTGCGGCACATGGCCTCGACGAAGGCCTGGACGCTGGGATAGCCCAGGCGCTCCCAGTGGAAGCCCATCACCTGGAAGGCGCCCCAGCTGCAGGATTCCAGGGCGGCCTGCTCGTCGATCATCCGGGCCTGGGCCAGGCGCTGGTGTTCTGCGGTACCGCCGACATAGCCGCCGAACTTCGGATTGACCAGGGCCGGGAACTGCTTGGCCAGCTCGTCGGCGCGCTGCCGAAGTTGGTCGGTCATCTGCTCCAGGTCGCCCTGGTCATCGCAGGGCCGGCGAATCTTCTGCAGGCGGACGTACATGATGTGTCGCTCGTACAGGATCACCGGCTTGCCGTTATCCAGGAAGCCTCGCCCCTTGGACTCGACTTCATTGAGCGCGTATACGGCCGCCAGCGGAACGCCCAGGCGGTCGGCGGCCCGCACCAGGCCGGCGTTTTGCAACAGGTGAGCGCAATCGGCGCCCTGCAGGCTGGCTAGGGTTTTAGGGCCGGCGATGCCGTCCGCGACCAGGCCTGCCCGATGCTGGTAGGTGCGGACAGCGGCCTCGGTGGCGTCACCGTACACGCCGTCGGCGCCGATCTTGGCGCCACGGTCAATGAGTTTGCGCTGCAGGTCGCGCACCGCCTGGGAGCGGTCACCATGGCGAAGGGTCACAGTGTCCCCTCCTTACGAGTGAAGGTTTTCTTCGCGGCCGCTCGGACAAACTCAATGCCCAGCAGGCCGATCAGGCCGCCGAAGAAGGGCGCGGCGGTCAATGGGATACCGATCAGCGACAGGCCGTGGCTTGCCGAGAGGGCAACGAACCCACACAGCGGTGCTTCGATGACCAATTGACGGAGCTTCCCGCCGCCGTAGACAACCCGCAGCGCGGCAATGAGGGCGGCCAGTAGGCCGGCGTACAGCCCGGGCCAGTTGTTTTCGAGCCAGGTGGCCAGGAAGGCCCAGGTTTCAGGACGGTCAGGCATGGGAGTCCTTCCATGGTTTCGGGTGGTTTTGGTCATGGGCAATCACTCCCACAGGTTCACCATCTGGCGCTCAGGCGCAGAGGTTTGGATTTCGGGCAGGTTGACCAGCACGCCGGCCTGCAACAC